CTTGCCGCCGTCAACCATAGTGGAGGTAAGACCCCGGCTGGCGCTAGCGTAAGTCTTTGCGTCTGTGCTTAATCCCAAAGCATTCAAGCCACCGGAGCCGGAGCCCCACGACCAGTCGCGATACTTCAGAGGACCAAACATCCCAAAGGGAAGATAGGTGGCAGTAACACCACCCCGGTCTACGTCTTCATCCATCACCACGCGAATGTATTTGGAGGTGTTGGTGTATTGGCCATACTCTCGATTACGCTTGGTGGTAGTATCATAAACTTCATACTTATCCCCGATCTTTCGGGCAATATAGTTAGGAGAAGCAGGATTAAGATCCAAGTTATCCCATCGCTCGATAATCACCGGAGCATTGTCGAAATCTGTCATTTGGCGCACAAGCAGCGAGAAGGTTCCATAAGTTTGGAAAGCGCCTTCGGCAGCTTTAATATTTGTAATGGAAATCTTCACCGAGTTTTGCACCCATTCTCCTGCGGTGCGCGCTTGCAGACGGAACAGCTTCTGCTGCGCGGTGGCATCATAAGAAGCAAAGTCAGAACTCAAATCCTGTCCGATGAACCAGCCGGTGGTGGAGGTTTGCGCTTGAACAAGCATGTCGTTCTGAACATCCGAGGTGTCTTGTTGATTGCGCATGGGTAAAACCGCAGCCCAGTAAGAGTTCCCAAGCTGTCCGGTTTGCCCCGAATTTCCTAGCACCCCCACGGAAGTTGAAGATGACATGTTGAGAAATCTCTCAAATGACTCCCCGACCCAGAAATTCTGGCGCGCCGAAGTGGTAGTAATGGTATTGTTAGTTAACGTCGGGTTGGTGGGCATCACCTTTCTGAAGAAGTTAGGTGCTTCCGGATCCAAACTGATAGTATATTTCTTTTGTCCGGTCAGCGCACCATCGGTAACACCTACCAGAGTAAGGCTGCCGGCTGTGGTGCCGGTCTCCGAATGATAAATTTCACAGCAACTCCCTGTGACGGCGTCATCCCAACGCGTTCCTTCGATATAAACACGTCCGCCGCCGTCTTTGATATAGAAAACGGCTGCCAGTGAGCCAGTGGTAGCAGTCGGTCGGCCATCGCCATAAGAAGCCGAAGGCCATACATAAAGCCCCCATGCCCCGCCTTTGGTCGGGTCTGCAAGATCCGTTGTCGTCATGCTGCCGGCTTTCCAGCCCGCTTCTCCCGAAGCAGCGGTCGCGTTAGGGTGTTGAACTCCCAACAATCTCACATAGGTAAGGGGAGATCCATTTCGTAACCACGCTTGAGCAGCGTAAGGTCCGTAAGTAGCAGCAGTTTTATTACCTTGCCGCCACACATCGTCGCCATCGCCGCCAGGAACGGGGTTCCCAAACGTATCAACGAAGTCGGAAAAGGAATCAACTGTAACCGGCATCATGCCGGGCCCTTTGGAAGAGCGACCTATAACGATAGGTCCGATTGCAGTGGGTTCTGCCGGCAATTGAGAGTTATCAACCTCATCAATAAAAACACCGGGAGAAACAAACTTGAATTTTCTTGTAGCATTGTCCGCCATTTAACTTTCTTCTCCTATGTAGTTCAAAGTCATTTGAAGAGTGCAAAGGGTGGGTTTACACTACTATTAAATAGTGTGATAAACTTCCAAACTCCCTGATAATCCCTTGACCGAAGTCAGGGTCGATATTTATCTTTATGGTCGGCGTCGAAATAGGGTTCATCCCCCAAGACTACCCGTTCTCGTTGAATGATTAATTTAGCTGCCGATTGGCGGCGCACAACATTTGGAGTCTCTTGGTTTTTGTCGGAACCCACCAAATACCCCAACACTTTGAGAGAAATATTAGTTTTAAATATGCGCTCCTGCAATTCTAAGCCGGTTGAATTGTTCTCAAAAGCAAACTCCGGCTCAATAAAAGCTTCATATTTGTTTCCTTCGTATTTGATCGGGAAGACGCTAGGTGCTCCCGTCTGTGCGGCAAAGGGAGCCAAAATCTGATTCATCTGCTGTTGGTATTCACAGATGATCCCTATGCTATAGGATACTTCCACAAAGGTAGGCATCGGAATGGTCAAAGTTTCATATACAATTTCCGTATTGACTCCTGGAAATGTTTGGTAATTGGTATTTGTCTTATAGAAAGATTTTTTAATGGCTGCCGCGTTCGCAAAATTCTTCGTCTTGCTTTGGTTTACTTCGCGCGCAATGGTGACAGCCCCGCCGCGATCATAGTAGTCAAAGTAGGGAGGAACATGCACTCCGTAACGCCCCTTGTTTTCTGGATTCTTAGTAACGGATTCTCGTAAAATCGAAATCAGGGGGTAAGATAAAGTTCTGCCGTTGGGTCGCAGCGTGGGGTCGTTTTTAATCTGATACGCCCGGTCAGGAATAGAGTAGATGACGGGCACCTTGCTAAAGCCCGTGTTGCTATCCGTAAAAATATTCAACTGGTCGTTGATATAGTTGTATAGTGCGTAGTCAATGTCTTCCAGGCGCGAATGGGCTAACGGATATACAGCATCAAGCTGCTGATTAAGGGGTGTATTAACTGGCATTGAACAATCCTCGTCTTGCTTGTTTACAAACCGCTGTAACCTCTAATGATGTGTTATCCGCAAAGGCGCTGTCTTGTCCAAACAAATAGCGTGGCTGGAAAACGTCTACAATTTCAAAATACATCTCGTCATATTGCACAAAATCTCCAAGTCGCACAAACAAGTTTTGATCTTCGGTAAGGCGGCGTCGGTGGAAATGGATCGTTATGTTGTAGACATTATCAAAGCCATATCTTTCCTGCACCCGATCAGAACCATTATATTCCACCAGGGAATACACCCGGATAGGAGGAAGAAAAGTTTTTTTCATTGCCTCCCCATATAAGGTGTGATAGTTGGTGCGCTCAACGTCGATGGGAAAATAGATCACTTCCTCGCCGACAATCTTTTCAATAAGCTCGTCGTTAAGTTGCTTAACAAAGTTACGTTCGGCCTTCCCTACAAAGAGAGGAGGCGGGGGTGAGCTAGGTTGAGTCCATTTGTTAGCCATGGGTTATCCTACATAAATGCCATGTGGAATCTTACCGAGAGTTTCATTAACGCTTGCCTGAAGAGCCTGATCTCCTTCTGCTAATTTGCCGTAAACCATTTCATCCAGAACGGTCTTGAGTTCATCCCGTAAACTAATTTGTTCCTCTTTGGCTTCCGAAATAAGCGCCGGTCCATTGAGGGTTATATCATTACCGGGTATAGGTATAGAGGCTAACTTTGATCTTACTTGCCCCAAAGTTTCTTTACACAGAGATAGCGCAAACCTACGAATCCACTGTTTTCCAATGCTGTTAATATTTGCGTAGGGCACATTGGGGAAAGGTAGCGTATTCATATTGCTTACGCCATCTGCCCCGTATTTGCGATCCCCCGGCTCATCAAACGCATCTTCGGAAACGCGAAATTCTACCCAAAACTTCGATGGCCAATTGCCGTTGGGGACGGGGAAGATGCGCAGCTTATTGTCATTTAGCTCAAAGGAATAATGAGAAGCCCTAACATTCATAGCTTCGTTATAATCCATTGCTTGTAAAATATTTTGCCAGACGGGAACTAATTGGTAGGTGCTGTCATCCGCATACATCCCATAGGTGGAAAGGTTTCCCACGAGGCCAACCGCTACCCCGCCAAAAAACCTCCACGAGGCGCGCGGAGTTTTGTAAAATACTTTTTGAATAGTGATGGCACTTTTCCCAATCGAGCCGGTAAAAGCTGCACCACCCGCACCGCCGTCAATGGAGGCACTGTAGATAATGGATTGAAGGTCGTAGTCTTGAACATCTTGTTGGGGGGTAAATGAAGCTGAAAATATTTGTTGGCTTGCTCCCACCGCCGCATGCAGACCTGCTCCTCTTCCGATATGGGTAGCATACCCCAACTGAAAACGCGGGAACTTTAAATTAGGTTTAACATCCATTCCCTTGTCATACGCTACAAAATTTCCATCCTGATCAAAGGATCCTGTGGTATTCCCGAGCAGGTCCGACAGAACATTTTTTGCCTGATGGGTGTTAACCAGATAAGAATATTCGAGACATGCTTCTTCGTAAGCGTTATACACATTGACAGGAGTTATCTCCAAATCCAGAATATTGCCCCCGAGTTTATTATAAACATAAGCAACTTGATCTACTGCTCCACTCAAAAATGATCCCGTGGTGTATATCCCATAGGCCAGAGAGTCAGCAACATCGGTATAAGTGCCCGTGGCAGGCAAAACCAAGGCACTTACGGTGCTAGCAGGTTGTAAATTCGTTGGCATTGATTATCCCTCTTCAAGATGTAGATATTTCTAACCTTAGTAAATAGTTTTGTCCCAAGTACTTGGCACATTAAAACAGAAAACCCCGCCACTAGGACGGGGTTCTCCGATTTTTATTCATAACCTAGTCAGTCAGTCAACAATGACGAGACCGAATATATTATGACTGGGTTCCTGTCAACCCGTCAACAATAACTAGCCCGAACATGTCAGGACGAACCATCTGTTTGGCATAGCGAGTCATCACGCCCTTGCGAGGCACGAAGTCTTCGGTACCAAAGATGGTAGGCGTGACCTGTAGCGGAACATACGGAGCATAAACATAGCCGCTTTCGAGGAAGCTGCTACCTTTGCGCCCAACCAGCACGACGTTACGAATGAAGTAAGGATCCACATGGATTTCCATCTTACGGCTCAATGAGCCAATATTGACGGCACCCCAGCTTCCCTTCTCCTCATCCACAGCGACGTTCGCCTTGAAGCCACTCGTAAACTCCAGAATCGAAGCAACTTCAGGGGAGCAAACAACAAAGTTTGCGCCGCCGCGAAGCGTCTTACGATGGATTCGAGCACTCAAGTCATTGATTGTCTCAAGTAACGTCTCATACCATTCACTCACCGTACCGGTGAAGTCAGGATACAAGCTGTTCTGAGTCAGATTCCCAGACTCACGGTCTAGGAACTTACCTGGCGAACGGCTCCACCAAAGTGTTCCAGCCGTAGCGTTCACGACAAGATCCTCAAGGATCTCCTGATCAATCTCAAGAGCGATCTGCTCGGAGAGAATGCTCGTAAGCTCAACTTCAGCGTCGAGGTTATGATAAGCATTCAAATCCTGAGCCAGTTCCGGGGTCCACTTAGCCTTCAGCTTTTTAGTGATCGCCGTAACAGCCACAGAATCAACCTTGATGTTGATTTCTGGAATGCTCGGATTATTTTCCAAGCCCCAGCCACCGACAGTCGATGAACCAGCGATGGCACCAAATGGGTTACCAGCCGCCACAAAGCTATCTTTGATCGGTACGTATACGGTGTGCGACTGCGTCATAGAGTCAGCTAGCTGCGCGACACTCAGCACCCCACCCGGTGATAGGGCGACGAGGTTGATCTGATCGCGCGCCGAACCCGAGAAGGTTGTCAGCGAGCGGGCAAAGAAGCTGCCCGAGCCAACGCCTGCGACGAGAGCACTGCCGTTGGTGCCCAACACTTGGCCTGCGCCATCAGAACCCGAAGGAACAATAGCTACAAGATCAGCGCCGCCCGACAAATTAAAGCCGGATGCAGCCAAGACATGAGCATTTATAAGACCAATAGCATAGGTAGATGTGCCCGAAACGAGCGACGGATCGTCGCGTAGGATCTTAGCAAAAATACCACCGTCGTCAGACTCGGCTGTGGTGATAAACGTACCGCTACCCATAAGGACGGGGGTGACGCTCGAAACCGATGCCGTGGGCGACGAATACCCGTTATTGAGTTCGTAGAAACTAAGAGAACCGGTAGAAAGACTGAGGTCTACACCACCTGTAATCTGCTGACCGACCCGACCACCGCCATAAAGCGAGTCGCCTACTTTTTCAGCAAGACGTGGGCCGCTATCCTGACCTGCACCATTAGCGCCGACAACGCCGCCGTAAGTAAAGTCGAGAAAGAAAATGAGCCCACTTGGTAGGCTCATAGGTTGAACGGATACAAGATCCTGTGCCAAAAGACCGCCGAATACACGGCGAACAATTGGAAATGCAACTGAGGCAAAGCCTTGAACATCACCAGCTTGCATGGTGCTGACTTCTTTTAGAAGTTGAGCAGCTTGGTTTTCTAGGAGGCGAGCCATGGTGTTGCGACCAACATCATCGAGCCCTTCCAGAAGACCAGTCTTCTCCCACTTATCAAGAATAGC